TCGTCTAAGCCTACAGTTTGGAAGGTCGAAAGATTAGCTCATGTGTTAGGTTTGGAAAGTAAAGATTTATTGATCTGAAATCTGATCTTAGGGGGATCAATGTAATTTTTTCTCTTGACATTTGTTTCCAATTCACGTACAATAATTTTAAATACGATGGGTAAGTAACCAGCCGGCTGAAAGCACTGCCGGCGTCCCCCATGCGGCTCTTTAGAAATCAAAGATGTGAGGTTGAACCGAAAAGATCGGTTTGTAAAATCTTTGCCGGTAAAGCAGAGAAATAACCGGATTGTAGAACTGGGAACACAGTCTAGGGAAGTGTTTACTAGCGGCAAACTTAACACATACTTTTTTACCTCATTATAATCTTTTTCCAGAATTTAGTTATTACAAAACGAACCCGAAACGAACCCGAAACGAAAGGAATTTTTTTCCATGCTGACCGATTTTGATCTGACTCGGTGCTCTAATTTCAATTCCGATAACCAGTTTAATGCCTGCCACTATTTCGATCCTGCAAACAATCCTTTAGAATGTGGGTACTGTAAGAAAGAAGAATATTATCGTTGTTTATCCCATAATGGCCAAATTCCTCTTTCTTATTCTAGCGTTTCCTCCTTTCTTACCTGTCGTTATCTTTACTACCTTCAAGCTATCAGGGGAATACAAGTCTGTGATTCCGCCAAATCATCACCTCTTAAAATGGGTACTCTTTGGGATGCAGTAATCCAGAAATACTATAATGGAATTGATAGAAACACTGGAAGTCCTTATAATATTTCTAAAATTATTACTAAATATGAAATAGCTGATAGAGATGTTGCTAAGGTTCGTGGTCTTTATCGTGCCTATAAGATGTTGGAAATTCAAATTGACCCGGATTGTGAGCTTCAAGCTAAGATAGATTACACTCTACCGTTTAATAAAGTATGGGGTAACGGAATTCCAGTTGAAGTATTTATTGATGGATATTACGACCGTAAGTACTTCAACTACTTTGTTGAAAATAAGTTAAGTGGAAGGCCGGATACCTATCTTGATCCATGGTTCATACAGTCCCAAATAGGCACATATTTCCTTGTCGATCCGTCACTTGAGTTTTGTATAATGGAAGTTGTTAGGACTCCCAGTCTTAAATCTATTGGTAAGTATAAAGAAGAAGATAATGAAGAATATGAGGAGAGGGTTTACCAGGACGTTCTTTCACGTCCGTCACATTACTTCCTTGGGTACAGCCACGAAACCCATAAATACGGGAAAAAGTTCTATCGAACAGAGTTTAATCTAGAAGAGTTAAGAGATAGATATACTCATATATTTAGGGAGTATTGGGAAGCAAGGTTGTTTAATGGATGGTACAAAAATGACCGAGTTTGCACTAACATACTTCCAGGAATCCAGTGCGATATGCTCCAGATTTGTAGATACAACAACATGAGCGAGACCATGTACCGGATTAGACAAAGACTTGTTACGTTTTAATGTGAGGGAAAGGAAAGGAGATAAGCTATGAAAATTGAAAAGTATACACCACCTACCGGATCCGAACAGGGAAAAGGCAGCCATATTCTAGTATACGGTAAAAGTGGAGTTGGTAAGACCTGTACTGTCTTTCAGACTGCTGAAGACCCTATTTTCTATCTCATGGCTGAAGGACGTAGTATTGACAGCACTTTAGCCGTTATAAATCGTCCCAATCTTCGTCTTAAAATTGGGTACTATAACGGCTGGAATGATCTATTGGATACCATGTATAACACATCCAATTTCTCTAAATGTAAGACGATTTTTGGAGATTCTATGACACATCTCATGAATATCCATCTACCAGATGAGATTTTAGCAGAAAATTTTGAAGCTAGAGAAAGAAAGAAAGGTGAAGAGACACTAAAAGACCTTACTACCCGTGTTAAAGGAACCATGGAAATGTATGGCGTTCTTTCCAGACAGATGTCCAGGTTAATGAAAGCATGTCAAGAACTTTGTATTCTGGGATATGACGTTATATGGTCGGCTCGTGATCAAGACAATCCAAAATGGAATCTCGAATTGTCTTGCGCTCCTGCTCTTGCCGGTAAGGAATTCCCACGTGATATGAAAGGGTTTTTTGACTTTATTGGAATGTTGGAAAGCCGGTATGATGAGAAAGGCGAGATTATTTACCCTCCTGTAATATCCTGCGATGATGATGGATCTTTTCTGTCAAAGTGGACGGGTTTTAAGCCGCCTGGCGGAGTTATCCGTAAACCGTTTGATGTTAAGAAATTGCTTCAAATAGCAACCGGAAAAATGAAAGAGAGAAAGGAGAAAAGAAATGGATAATCAAAATGAAAGTTTTAAAGCAACAATATTTACGTCACATAAGCCAATTACCACCCTCGAAGATACCATGCTAGTAGCTTATCTAAAACTCAAGGGATATATAGCTATCCCCTGGATTTCCCGTGATGATCCTCTCGATCCAAGAGTAAGTTTTGATATTGAAGGAGATAAAGCCCAAATCGAAGCAGATATGCAGGCTTTTTATAGTGAAGCTGAGCAGGTAGGAATTCAGGCCCTAAGTCGTGCCTATAAGGAAGTTAAAAGCGTTATGTATTCGATGAAGCGGATTGGAAAGAAGTAAAAATAAACTAAGGAGGAAAGACAATGAAAGAGGAAGGTAAAGAGTATGTGGTTACCGGATTTAAAGTTCCAGGAGACGGCTGGCACGTTGTAGAATTCCAGGAAGGTATTGGCTTCCTACCCGGTAAAGGCGGAGAAGGGATTTATCAAAACGAGAGAGGTTTTAGAACCTACAAATTACCTGCTATTGTTAAAGATGATACCGACCCGGATGATGGCGCTGACATATCCCAACTTGTAGGTGTTGAGAAAGGAGGCACCTGGCTTGCCAACATTCTTGCTTGTGTTGGACTGTGGGAGGCCGTAAAAAACAGGTTTCCAGGACCTAATGTCTCGGTATTTGATACTCAGGTAATGAATGGCATCAAAACAAAACTCCCAGGACAAACTTGTATGATGAAGACTGAGCTGGATAAAGATAACCGAGCTCGTGTCAAGGTGATGTGTTCTCTGAGTAAGTATAAGGGAATTTTGAGAGAAGAAAAAGAGAAAGAGGCTACTAAGAAGAAGGGTGGGAAGAAAGTTACAGAAGAACAGCGGGAAGAAGCTTCCTCAAAAGGAGTTGATGAATGGTAGGAGTAGGAGGATAATTGTAGCTTTATTTCCGCTGGTGGTCTGCGAGCGAAGCCGGCGCCAGCTTTGCCGAAGGCTCCGCCGGCTTTCGCCCGGCCTACCCCCGCAGAATAAAGCTAGACGAAGATGATTATGGTGATATATGATAGGGAAACCTAAGAAAGAAGAGGTGAAAAATGAAAATCATCAATCTGCAAGTTGAAAATATAAAAAAGCTTACTGCCATAGACATCACTCCTACTGATAATATGGTTCTTATTACCGGCCCTAATGGCGCCGGGAAAAGTTCGGTTCTTGACAGTATTGTTATGGCTCTTTGTGGCAGTAAATCAATTCCTGCCGTTCCTATTAAGAAAGGTTCAGATAAAGGTAAAGTAATCCTCAATTTAGGTGACTATACTATTACTCGTTCGTTTACTAAAGACAACTCTTACCTAAAGATTGAAAATTCAGCCGGCAGCTCCATTACTTCTCCTCAGAAGTTTCTTGATAGGATTGTAGGCAACATCTCTTTCGACCCTCTGGACTTTCTGAATAACGAAAAGCTCAAACAGAGAAATCTTCTTCTTAAGCTCTTAGGTGTTAATGTAGATGAATTGGATAAGAAAGAAAAGGATATTAGATACGAACGTATTATTGTAGGTAGAGAAGTTAGATCGCTTGAAGCTCAATGCCGGAACGGAGATTACTATCCTGAAGTCAAAACAACAACAGAAGTAAGTCTCTCTGATTTATCTACAAAGCTTAAAAAAGCTATAGAATGGAATGCTTCTATTGAACATGATGAGGCTGCTAATGAAAATCTTAAAGCTA